CAGCTGATATGGGTGGAGCTGGTTATATTTTTACCGGTGAGAATGATGCATCAGTTATGCAGAACTCAGCATCTATAAACTTAAATATATTAAAGGCTGTAGATGAGTTGAACCGGTATGTTCGATCAGATTGGTATCATAAAGCTCGATTAAAACACGTTTCTTACGAACCAATTGATACTAAAATTTTCTACAGTAGCTCAGCGTGTATGTACACTGAACATAACCAATTAGACTCGGAGAACCCTAACTGTGAAGAAAGTTCCGCATACCCGGCTAATCCAGACAGTGAATATGGATGGGAAAAGCTTTTTAGCGAAAGGTTATACCTTGCTTATAATCGGAATAGGGGTATACCCGTTCGTATTGCTCGTTTTCACAACATTTACGGACCTGAAGGAACATGGAAAGGTGGACGAGAAAAAGCCCCTGCTGCATTATGTCGTAAATTTGCTGAAACTGAAAACGGAGGAACAATAGAAGTATGGGGTGATGGTAAACAAACACGTTCTTTTCTATATATTGATGAGTGTATTGAAGGTATCCGCCGTTTAATGATGTCAGATTGTACAGAACCTGTTAATATTGGGTCAGATGAAATGGTATCTATTAATGAGATGGTTAGTTCATTGGCTAACATTAGTGGAAAAGATGTTAATATTGAATATAAGTTAGATGCCCCTACCGGGGTAAGAGGAAGAAATAGCGATAACAATCTAATTAAAGAAAAACTTGGTTGGGCTCCTGATTATTCACTAAAAGCTGGTTTGGAAAAGACATATAATTGGGTTAACCAGCAAGTAAGTCTTGATAAATCGAAGGCATGATATTATAATAGTCTACAAATATGAGTAGACAAATACTTGACTTAGATTTCTTTGAAAAGGTGGTTGTATACAAGAGTCTTACTGACGATAGATATCTTGCATCAGTTATAGACTTTATACAACCACGATTCTTTTCAGATGAACATTTTAAAAAGACTTTTACTTTAATTACTTCCTTTTTTCAGAAAAGATATACTGTACCTACCAGAACCGAACTTTTATCTTTTTGTAATACCCCTGAATTAAAAGATGCATTTAAGAAAACAATAGAAAAGATAAAAGATATTGATAAAAAACTTAACAATGATGAGTTGTATGTAAATACAGAACGGTTTCTTAAAGAGAAATCAGTGTATTATACAATGACTGATGTTGCAAATGAGTGTGCAAAAGGAAATATAGACCCTGCTGACATATTCGATAAGTTTGAAAAGTGTACAAGCATTAATTTATCAGTAGACCGTGGGTTTGACTTCTTAAATGACTATTCAAGGTTAATTGAAGATTTGCAAATTGATGAACCTACAATATCTTCTCAGTGGGAATGGCTTGATAACAAGTTAGATGGTGGTTTCTTACAAAATGGAAGAGCCATTTATATCTTTGCTGGCGAAACTAACGTTGGTAAGTCTATTGTATTGGGAAATATTGCATGTAATATTGCAAGGCAAGGCAAAACCGTATTACTAGTAAGTTTAGAAATGTCAGAAATGGTATATGCTAAACGATTAGCTGGTAATCTTACAGGAATTGAGATTAATAACTTAAGATACGAGATACCTCAATTAACTGATAAGCTTTCCGAATTTGTTACTTCAAACCCGACCAGTCGACTACTTATTAAAGAATTTCCTCCTAGTACTATTACTACAGCACAATTAGGAGCCTTTATTAAGAAACTTGAACAGAATGGGGTTAATATTATGCTATAGTTTTAGATTATGTTAACCTTATGCATTCACCGATTGGTAATAATAGTTATGAAAGAGAAAATATGCAACTGAACAAGTACGTGCAATGTCTTATACGTTTAGTTGCCCTATTATTACCGCTACTCAGTTAAATCGTTCCGGTTATGATACAGAAAACCCTAGTTTAGATACGATTGGTGAAAGTATGGGGTTAGCAATGGGTGCTGATGCTATCTTTTCCGTATTTCAGAAAGAAGAAGATAAAGATTTAGATGTTATTCGTATGGGTGTTATGAAAAATCGTTTTGGGCCTAATCACGGTACTAATGAGTTTAGTATTCATTATCCAACGTTAACTATTTCCGATAGTGGTATGGGTTCTATAGAAGATACATCAGCTAACGTAATGGGTGCCATTGAAGGGTTAGCCAAAAGTTGAAGATGTAAGTATTTTTCCTAATTAATAACAATGTCAAAGAGTTATGTTTTTACAGATTCTGACTTAGATGGTGTAGGTAGTTACTTAGTAAGTAAATGGCTTATTGATAGTGATATGCCTTTTACGACGACTACAGTTAAAAATTTTCATGACGACTTTGTTAAGTGGAATAAACTTAACAAAATCAAGGATTATGAAAAAGTATATATATTTGACATCAACGTTGCTGAATATTGTGATTTACTCGATTATGATAATGTTGTCGTTATTGATCATCATAATGGTAAAGATAACTACACTAGTTACAAAAAAGCAACGTTGGTGTTAGACCAAAAATGTACAAGTACTACAAAATTAGTACTAAAAACGTTACTTCAAAATAATCCTGATTTAAAATCAAAACTTTCAGTACCAAAAGCCAAACTTATTACCTTAATTGATGATTATGATAGTTATCAATTAAAAGACCCAAACAGTTTAGGTATTAATACCGTACTTTGGAGTTACACAGGCGATAGAGTACAAAAATTTATAGAAGAGTTCTATGATGGTTTTACAACGTTTACAAAGTTCCAAATAAATATGATATCAATAGCTAAGAAAAAGGTTGAAGAGGCTGTTGAAACATATCAAGCGTTTAGTTTAACTTTACCTATTGATGGTAAAGAAAGTAAAATTGTAAGTACATTTTGTGATCACAACATTAACGAGGTTGCACATGGTATTATTAAAAAATATCAAGCAGATATAGGTATAATAGTTAATTTAAAAAGTAAAAGCGTTAGTTTGCGTAAAAGTAAACAATGTTCAATTAACTTAAACAAACTTGCAGCTAAGTTATGTGAAGGAGGTGGTCATTATGACTCTGCAGGTGGTTCCTTAAACAAAACGTTTATTAAATTTTCTAAGTTATTCAAAAAAATATGAAACTAACCAACAATAACCCAATTAATCTACCCATTTGCAGGAGGTAACTCAAATTTTTATGGGGTTTTGTTCTTTTATTTCAATTGTTCATAATAAAAAGATTAATCTACCTAATATTTTTATATTATTACTTAAAGATAATAGACTTCGTAGTATATTTAAAGACATGTTAGATTTGCAAACCGACTTTGAGCTTGTTCAACTGTTTTTATTCTTTGAACCTTCATTATATAAAAGCAAATATATTATGAAATATGTCAACAGCAAAAGAAAGAAATTGATTTTGTAGTGATATAGTTTATAATTAGTTAATGACCGATTTCGAAAAACTTATTTACAATGTTTATCTTGCTGAAACAAGAAAAGGTCAAAACAAACCCTATAAAAGACGAGAAAATTTTGATAAAGTAGATGAATCGACTAAACTTTATCTTTTAAGGTTATCAAACTTTTTTAAAAAACATAGATCAATTGATCTAAAAAACTTTTTTCAAGCTCCATACAAAATTTACAAAGATAAATCTCATCATGGGTTAGATTTTTATCTTTCAATGAAAGCAATTAAGCTTTACAGAGAGTATATTAATAAATTAAATCGTCAAAATGCAGATTCAGATGACTCTAAAGAAGCATTCCGAAGAAGCGCTAAGTTTGTACTTAAATTTTGCAAAAATAACAAAATTAAATTTGAGGATTATATAATTTACAGAAAGGAAAATGAAATGAATTCGTTTTTTGATCATTTAAAACATGGGAAGGTGTCAATTTATTTTCTCTTTATGTTTTCTAAGTTTGATTCTCAAATGAAAACGTTGGATGTTGAAATGAGAAAGTTTATTTTAGGTGATATAGTTGATGATATCTCTAAATTAAGAGCAAAATTTTATAATTGCAATCAAGAAACAAAAAATTTCTTTAATGATGTATTTAATATCTGTAAAAAAGCATAAGTTGACTATTAA